GCCCGCGCCGAGTGGGAGAGCATGAGCGGGGAACAGCAGTACAACGCGCTTGTGGCGATGGCCTGGACCGTGCGCCGGAAGGCAGAGGCCCGCAACCAGACCGGCGCCGCGTGGATCGAGACCGAGGACGACGCGCAGACCGTAGCCGCCGACGCCTGGACTCGGATGGGCGCCGCGCTGGATCGTAACGAGGCCCAGGACGCGCCCGCGCCGCTGGCGGTGATCCTGTACCGGGCAGCAGCCCAGGCCGCGCACAGCATAAGCAGGGCCGAGCAGAGACACGCCCGCGCCATATCCGCCACCACTGACGACGACGGCGCCGAGCGCTGGCAGATCGACACCGAGGCCGGGACGGACTGCGACGCGATAGCACCCAGCCCGGAGGGCGCCGCGATCCTGCGGGAGAGCGTGGAGAGCGTCGCCCGGGATCAGGTGGACCGCGTAGCGCTGACCATGACCGCCCGCGGGTACACTACGGCGGAGATAGCCGCCGCGCTGATGGTTGACCGGTCCACCATTTCCCGCCGCCTGTACGCCATGCGGGACCGCTACCACGCACAGCAGGGAGAGGAGGCGGAAGCATGAGCAGGGCCGAACAGAAGCAGGAGTCGGGGCGCTTTTTGGAGTTCCGCAACCTGGAAGAGCTGGCCGAATACATCGGCCTATACTACCCGGAGGAAATCCACGTTTTCGCCGCCGTGGAACACTGGTACACCGAGGACGACCAAAAGGATCCGCACCTTGACCGGGACGAGCTGAACGACTTTTTAAGGCGCTACGGCGCGGGCATCGTATGCCAGAGCGTGGCCGGCGGCATCTGCTGCGAGATCATAGAGGACTAACCACGGACGCGCCCAGCAAGGCGCAGGAAGGAGACAAGACACCATGACGACCAACAACACCACCAGCCCGGAAACCCTGTACAACATCGCCCCAGAGGGTAAAGCACAGCTATACACCGCCGCGGAGATCAGAGCCGCAGCAGCGGACGGCCTGCAAATCTGGCTTGACGTGGGCCGCCGCTGGCCCCGCGTCCCGTGCCGTATGGCCGCCACCGTGCGCGGATGGGTAACGGCAGTAGGGGAACACGGCGCAATATATCAAGCATGGGCCGGGGACTTCCACGGCAGCCCCATCCCCGCCGAGATCGTCACCGCCTGACCCAGAACAGACAACCGAAGAAGCCAAAACCAGCACCGCCAGGACGGAACCAAAACCGCCCCAGCGGTGCTAATTTTATGCCCGTGCGGATTTTTGACTTTGCCCCCGGAAATATAGAAAACGGACAGAAACGCCCCGCCACGCTTTCCGGGCGTTGAAGGAATGCCCCGACACCGACCCCCAAAGAAAAACGCCACCAGCAGCCCCGCAGAGGGCAAAGGAGCGGGAAAAAGCATCGCCAGCCCCCACGCGTGCGCGCGCGTTAATTGCGGGCGCGGTTGAAAACACTTAAATATACTACCGTATATAACCACCCCCAGCAGAGAAAAACCGAGAGCCAAAGCCCCCAACAGGACAGCCGGAGAAGGAGAGCACCAGAGCAGAGCAGCCACCACCAGCGGGCGACCATCTCCGCCGAAAAAGAGCGGCGGAGGGAGGAGGGGAGAGGAGTCACCCCGCGGCCAATGTTCGGGGACAACAGCCACCGGCGCAGAGACAGGCGGCAGGCGGAGCGGGAGCAGGGCCACGCCTTGACCATCCGCCAGACACCGACCGCCACACCGCCGAGGGCGGCGAACCCCTGCTATGAGAACGGACGGAACGCCCCTAAAACCCGGAACGCAAGAAAACTTGCAAGAAAAAGTGGTTTCTGTTTGCATTATATACAATAATGCGCACGGAAACCGGCGGCGTGATGCAATATTCTTGCAAAAATGGCGCAAAAATGCAGGACGGGCAACCCTGCGACGGCCATCGCCGCCCGTAGCCACTGCCGCGCGGCACCGGTGGGGGGTGGTTTACAATCCGGAGGGGCGGCGGAAAGCGCCCGCGGCGCTTAACTCTCCTCCCCCCACGAATGTTCCCTTACACGTCACTTCTCGCGGTTTTTATGCAGTAATAAGAACAATGGACGCTGCTACGGCAATTTACAGGCAAGTTAGGAGGTGGGGGTGGTTTTGAAACCGGAGCGAAAAAAGGAACCCGCCAAAAGGGCGGGGCAAAAAAATAAAATTTCGGCGGGCGCATAGCGCCATGTATGTGAGGGAGGGAAACGACCTTTGTGGCGCGTGGCTGTGGGACGGGCCATATGTAGGCGAAGCAGGGGTGATACCCTGCATTATTTTTTCAAAAAAGCGGTGAAATGTGTGTTTACACGGTGTGCTATTATCATCACGCCGTAAAGGGAGAGAGCAAGTTACCGGCAAGTTGGAGGAGGTGGCGCTAAGTGCTTCTGATCGAAATCGCAGAGCAGTACGCAGAGAGTGCCGAAAGGGTACAGGTACAGATACAACGGCTACGAGCTGCAGAGCCACCATCTCCGTACATAGAAAATAAGATGCGCGAGGTATATCGCGATCTGCGGCGTGCGGAGAAAGCCTGCCGGTCATATTACGAGAGGGGGTATTGGCTCGATGAGGAGTTCAGAGCCGACTATGCCGAGAGAAACTGTCCTCGAAAACCTGCTGGGCGCACAAAGGTTTCGGGACGAGATGGCAGAGGACAATGCGGAAAGGCTTCTTCGGCTGAAAAGAAAACTGCCGGCAGCGCTGTCCAAGTTGCCGGAGAAACAGCGGATGTACTTATTGGCGTACTATTCGGAGCGCCTGACGATGGAGCAGCTGGCGGAGCGGTTCGGGGTAAATAAGTCCACGATAAGTCGAAGCGTGCAGAGAGCTAAGAAAAAACTGCGGGATTACCTGTGGTTCAGTTTATAGGAGGATAGAGATGGGATTAACCAACCGACCCTTGACGCAAGAGGCAGCGAAGAAACTGATGGCACTGGACGTGCAGGACAAAGAAGTGCTGACCTATGAAAAGCTGAACGAGTGGTACACCGCATGGGGCGGGCAGTGCTATGTCAGTTTCTCCGGCGGCAAGGATTCCACAGTGCTGGCGTATCTGGCGGCGCGGTATCTGGCAGGCTACCGGACACCGCCGTGGCCGCTGAATCTGGTGTTTGTCAATACGGGGCTGGAATATCCAGAAATTCAGCGTTTTGTCAACGAGTACGCCGACTGGCTGCGGAAGGAGTTTCCGCACATCACCGTGAACCTTGTGCGGCTGCGACCGAAGATGAACATTCGGCAGGTGGTGACGAAGTACGGGTACAGCATCATCGGTAAAGACGTAGCGCACCGGATAGAAACCGCGCGGCGTTCACCAGATAGCCGAAGTATGAAACTATTGCGTGGGGAAGTCTTACGAGCCGATGGGGAAAAGAGTATGTACAACTGTGAAAAGTGGGAGTATTTGCTTTCGGCTCCATTTCTCATATCAGACAAGTGCTGTGGAATTATGAAAAAGTCCCCGTCAAAGAGCTATGAGCACCGAGCGGATGTCAAGCCCACGACGGCAACAATGGCGGAGGAAAGCCTTCTGCGTATGCAAAAATGGCGCGAAACCGGCTGCAACGCCTTTGAAGGAAGGCGTCCCTTATCTAAGCCCATGAGTTTCTGGACGGAGCAGGACGTGCTTCGGTTCATCATAGACAACCGTCTCTTTTACGCCAGCGTATACGGAGACATCGTGGCCAGCGACGGCGAGAACGACTACGGCGCGACGCTGATCGACTGCAAGCTGCACTGCACGGGATGCCAGAGGACGGGGTGTATGTTTTGCGCGTTCGGGGCGCACCTCGAAAAGGGCATTAACAGATTTCAGCGCATGAAACTGACGCACCCGAAGCACTATGCGTTCTGCATCGGCGGCGGGGCGTATGACACGGACGGCCTGTGGAAGCCCACGAAGGACGGCTTGGGCTATGCGCGGGTGCTGGACTACATCGGAGTGAGGTATTGACAATGGATAGTTTACAGGCGAGCCGCATAGCGGGCGGCAACAGCGCGATTGGCAGAAGGGAGTCGGATTTTTACCCGACGCCGCCGGAGGTGACGGTGGCACTGCTTGATTTCCTTCGTCTGCCGGAGAACACGGTGATCTGGGAACCGGCGGCAGGTGAGGGGGATATGGCCGGTGTGCTTCAGACGTACTTTGAGACCGTTTATACAACGGACATTCTGGATGGGACGGACTTCTTGAAGTCCAGCATTGACGCGGCTGATTGGATTATCACGAACCCGCCTTTCTCGCTGGCGGAGGCGTTTATCCGCAGGGCAGCGGAGCTGGGCAAGCCATTTGCGTTTCTGGTGAAGTCACAGTTCTGGCACGCGAAACGCCGCTTATCTTTGTTTGATGAGTTCCCGCCCAGTTACATTCTGCCCCTGACATGGAGACCGGACTTCTTTTTCAAGGACGACCACGGCGGAAGCCCATTGATGGATGTGATGTGGTGTGTGTGGCACATACCGCACATTAAGGGAACGCAGACGGTGTACAGACCGTTGGAACGACCGAAAGGAGAGATAGAAACATGAACGTATGCGGAAAATGCGGAAAGGACTTTGATGCGGCAGTATCCGGCTCAAATATTTACTGCTACTGCCCAGACTGCTACAAGGAAATTGAGGCAGCAGGGTCTCCAATCCGTGAGATTCTTGAAAAGTCTGCCGAAAAGCCAAAAGCGGGCGTGGTGGGCGGTATCAAGGACAGCGGGGAGCGTACCACCTTCAGCACCGGGGCGCAGAGGGATATGCACAGCGGGAAAGGCCGCATGGATCTTCTCCCGTGGGCGGCGATCATCGAGGTAAGCAGGCACTGCGAGGCAGGGGCACTCAAGTATGGGACGCATAATGTCGATAAAGGCATCCCCACCAGCAGCCTGATGGACAGCGCCATGCGACACGCGGCGAAGTATCTGGACGGGCAGGAGGACGAGGATCACCTGCTGGCGGCGGCATGGAATCTGCTGTGGGCAATCGAGATGCGCTGCAAGAAGCCGGAGTGCGTGGATACACCGTGGAAGGAGAAAAAGGCATGAGCAAGGCCGTTATGATAAGCATCCGCCCGAAGTGGTGCGAGAAGATTTGTAGGGGCGAAAAGAGCATTGAGGTGCGAAAGACCCGTCCGAAGCTGGAAACGCCGTTTAAGTGCTACATTTACCGGACAAAAGGAACTGTTCCCCATATCATCAATGATAAATGGGTACAGATGGAGGTTGGCGGAACGATCATTGGCGAGTTTATCTGCGACCGCATTTATGAGCTGGAAACGCGCTCACCCGGCGGCAGCTACTCTGTCAAGGGTGAGGGTCAGCCGACAACAAACGATGTGGCGCGGCAGTCGTGCCTTACCCTCAAAGATATGCACGAGTATCTGCAAGCGAAGGCTGGCTACGGATGGCATATCTCCAACCTGAAAATCTACGATCCGCTGAAGAAACTGAGCGAGTTTTCTCCTGTGTGCATGTATAAAAATGATGATAAATCGTGTCAATCGCGCATGATTGCTTGCTCATATCAAAAATATGACTACAACCCTGACGGGAGTATCAATCTTGTTGAGTGTGGGAGAACGCTTGAACGCCCGCCCCAGAGCTGGTGCTATGTAGAGGAGGTGGAGTGATGGAACGACTGACGAAGCGCGACACCGATGGACAGGCAATGATGGACTGCCAGAAGTGTAAAGCGGATTGGACGGGTAAGCATGGTAAGCCGATGGATAGCTGCACCGCGCTGTACTGCCGCAATCGCCTCAAGGATCGGATCGCCGCTTACGAGGACAGCGGGTGGGCGCCGGAAGAAGTTCTGCCGAAAGATAAGGCGGAGGAGATCACACTGAAGCTGATGCGTTTTGCTGATTTGGAAAGCCTTTGCAGTTTTAATCGCTTGCGCGAGCTGGCCGAGGCTGACAAGGACGGGCGGCTGGTGGTGCTGCCGTGCAAGGTGGGCCAGCGGGTGTTTGCCTTACTGGACACGGACAAGCATATAAGCGAGTGCGAGGTTAAGCAGATCGGGTTGGGTAATGAGATTGGCTTTGTTGGCATCGAGCCAATAGGCGCTCGCGGAAGGGAATACGGAGTATCGATAAAGGGCTTCGGCAAGACCGTATTCCTCACCCGCGAGGCGGCGGAAGCGGCATTGGAGGCAATGAAAAATGAGTAAGGCTGTTATGCTGAGCATCCGCCCGAAGTGGTGCTATGTGGAGGCGACGAAGGATGTATGACCTGAAACCTTGCCCGTTCTGCGGCGGAGAAGCAATACTTGAAACAGTAGATGGCAACAGCCCAGAAGAGTGCTATATATACTGTCCAGAGTGTGATTTTGAAAGTGGCGTATATAGCGAACCCAAATTTATCATCGAAAAGTGGAACAGGAGGAGCGAAAAACTGTGATTGATTTAATCACACGTCGGTATGAAAATCCAGAAATCTGCACGCAGGAAATCAACAGTATTCCCGCCGCTGATGTTGCGCCGGTGACGCGTTGCAAGGACTGCAAGTATGCATATATCAATAGCTTTGCGGTGTCATCAGGCGAGGCTCTTTGCACGTTAAGTGGGAAGCCGATGCAGCAAGACGACTTTTGCAGCTACGGCGAGCCGAAGGAGGAACCACATGCTGACGATCACGATTAAAGCCAACGTCCCCGCCGCTGACGCGCAGGGCATCAAGGAGCGCATCGCCATGGACATTGAGCGATACGGCGACGTAAAGGTCGTGAGCATCGTGAGCGACCGGGGACGGGAAGAACAACTACGAATGAAAGGAGCCAAATTATGAGCATCAATGTAAAGAAGTACACCAAAGACCAGATGGCAAAGATGGTGGAGGACTCGCAGGCGGAAGTGCAGGAGTTGAGGCGGGTAAACGCCGCACTGACCGAGCAGATCGACCAGATGAACGGCGAGGCCATCAACCGCGAGAACATGATTGCGAACCTGAAAGCGGACGCAGATGCGCTGCGAAATAAGCTTGCTGACACTGAGGCGGCGCTTGGGCGGGTGAATGATGAGTGCGCTTTTAAGCAAGAGGCCCTTAATGTAATGCGTAATAGAAAATACAACGCTGAGCAACGCGCCAATTACGCAGAATCCCACCCGTGGCGCAACCTGCGGGCGTGGCTCAAGAGAAAGCTCAAAATGGCATAAGAAGAGGCAGGGCGAAAGCCCTGCTTCTCTTTTTACAGTGAGGGAGAACCTCTTTCTTTTCTTTTATATTTCTTTTCTTTCGGGAGAGGGTGCTATACGTAGCATGTATCTATGTTGTGTGTATGTAACTATACAGAGGAGAGCACAGAAAGGAGAAAGAAAGTTTCCGCGCCCGTGGTGAGAAATAAAAGATGGCGTGTTACCGTCGGAAATAGGAAGCTCGGTTCCCCGAGCGGGGATAAGAATGCTGCGCGATAAGGCCGGGGGCGGGGGGCTTGCAGCATAAAAAAGAAAGGCGGTGGCGGCATGGCAAAAGCGGGGTGTCATCCAAAATATGCGACGGTCGAAGAAATGCAGGCCGTCATTGACCAATACTTCGAGGATTGCAAGGGCGAGCCGATCATCGGGGACGATGGGATGCCGATCCTCGACAAATTAGGGCAGCCGTTTATCATTCATCAGCGCCCGCCGACGGTGACAGGGCTCGCGCTTGCGCTGGGGTTTACGAGCAGGCAAGCGCTGCTGAACTATCAGGCAAAGAAAGGATTCGTTGACACGGTTACGCGCGCGAAGGCCCGCATCGAGGCTTATGCCGAGGAACGGCTCTTCGACCGAGACGGTCAGCGTGGCGCGGAATTCAGCCTGAAATACAACTTCCGCTGGGCAAATGACGAGAAGAAGGACGACGGTGGAGAAAGCGTGTGCGGCGTGGCAGAGCTGCCCGCTGTAATGCCTGTTCCTCAGTACGCGGGAGGTGATGCGAATGGCGAAGCGTAGCGTGGTATGGAAGCCGCAGCCCAAACAGGCACTCTTTATGAGCCGCTGGGAGGACGAGGCTCTATACGGCGGCGCAGCCGGTTAGGCGGGGGAAAATCCGATGCGTTGGTCATCGAAGCATTGCGGCAGGTGAATATCCCGTATTACAAGGCGATCATCCTGCGAAAGACCTTCCCGCAGCTTGCCGAGCTCATTGACAAGACGCTGAACTACTACCCGCGTATCTATCCGGGCGCGCGCTATAACGGCAGCAGCCACACATGGACATTCCCAAGTGGTGCGAAAATCATCTTCGGTTCGATGCAGTACGCAAAGGACAAGATCAAGTATCAGGGGCAGGCGTATGACTTTATCGCATTCGACGAGCTGACCCACTTTACATGGGAAGAATACAGCTACCTCTTTTCCCGCAACCGACCGAACGGGCCGGGGACGCGGGTGTATATCCGCAGCACGGCGAACCCCGGCGGTGTGGGGCACGGATGGGTCAAGGAACGTTTCATCACGGCAGCGCCGCCGATGAGGACCATCCGCGAGGATGCCGTCGTGCGCTTTCCAGATGGGCACGAAGAACATCGGCAGAAGAGCCGCATCTTTGTGCCGAGCACGGTATTCGACAATAAGATACTGCTCAAGAACGACGACAGCTATTTGACGCGCCTTGCGTCGATGCCGGAGGCGGAGAAGAAAGCACTGCTCTACGGCGATTGGGATACGTTCTCCGGGCAGGTGTTTACCGAGTGGCGCAATGACAGCGAACACTACCGCGACCGCATCCATACGCACGTCATCGCGCCGTTTCAGGTGCCGAAGGAGTGGCCGATCTGGTGCGCAATGGACTGGGGCTATTCAAGGCCGTTTGCCATCGGCTGGTTCGCGGTCGACCATGATAGGCGGCTCTACCACATCCGGGAATATTACGGATGCACGGGCGCACCGAACGAGGGTGTGAAGATGGAGCCGACGGCAGTGGCCCGCGAGATGAAGCGCATTGAGGCAGAAGACCCGAATCTTAAGGGGCGGCACATCTTCCGTGTGGGCGACCCCGCCATTTGGGGCACGCAGGGCACGGAGAGCATCGGTTCGCTCTTTGAACGCGAGCGCGTCTACTTCGAGAAGGGAGACAACGCCCGTATCGACGGCAAGATGCAGCTGCACAACCGATTTGCGTTTGATGAGAACGGCGTGCCGATGCTGTATATCTTCGATACGTGCAAGAATTTCATCCGCACGGTGCCAAACCTCGTCTACGACGAAAAGGATGTCGAGGACGTGAACACCGAGCAGGAGGATCATATCTACGACATGACACGCTATGTGTGCATGGAGAATCCCATTGCGGCGCGGGTAAATAAGCCGCCGAAGCTGGTCTTGTACGACCCGCTGGACATCAATACGCCGAGCTACGACAGATATGCGTGGTTCCAACACAACTAACAGGAGGGGAAGACATGGCAGGTACGAGAAAATTCCCGCAGACGCAGCAGCAGGCCGACGCGGCTGGCGCTGCTGCGATGTTGGATGCAAAGGCAGAAGCGCCGCTTGTGGGAGCATTCCGCGACAGCGACGCGGCGATGAACAGCGGCGCAGCCATCGGCAGCAAGGAGATCGGTGACGCCGTAGAAACGCTGCAAAAGTACAAGCAGGGCAAGAGCAACTTCGAGAACCGTATCATCAGCGAGGAGCGCTGGTGGAAGCTGCGGCATTGGGAGGATATCCGACGCGGGACGAAAGACGCGGGGGAATCTCCCGAGCCTGCGAGTGCGTGGCTGTTTAACTCGATCATGAATAAGCACGCCGACGCGATGGACAACTACCCCGAGCCCGTATGCCTGCCTCGCGAGCAGAGCGACGAGGAAAGCGCGCAGACGCTCTCGTCCGTGCTGCCGGTCATCATGGAATACAACGAATTTGACAGCACATACAGCTTCGAGTGGTGGGAAAAGCTCAAACACGGTGTGGCGATCTACGGCGTGTTCTGGGACAAAGAGAAAGACAACGGGCTCGGCGACATCGCTATCGAGGGCATTGACCCGCTGAATATCTTTTGGGAGCCGGGTATTGAGGACATCCAGAAGAGCCGCAACGTGTTTACGGTGGCGCTCGTCGACCGCGACATCATCGAGGACGAATACCCGCAGTTTGCGGATAAGCTCAGCGGCAGCAGCATTGAAACGGCGAAATACGAGTACGATGACACGGTGGACACGAGCAACAAGGTCGCCGTGATTGACTGGTATTACCGCAAGAAGACCGCAGACGGGCGAACGGTGCTGCACTACGCGAAGTTCATCGACGAGGAGCATATCATCTACGCCAGCGAAAATGACCCCGAATATGCGGAGGGCGGTTTCTACGAAGATGGCGAATATCCGTTCGTGTTCGATGTGCTATTCCCCGAAAAGGGCACACCTGCGGGGTTTGGGTATACGGCCATTGCAAAGGATCCGCAGCTCTACATCGACAAACTGTGGGGAAACATCCTCGAAACTTCAATGATGGGCAGCAAGCGCCGGTATTTCGCGAGTGAAAGCCTGAATATCAACGAAGAAGAGTTCCTTGATTGGCGCAAGCCGATCATCCACGTGTCCGGCCAGATCGACGAGAGCAGGCTCCGCGAGGTAACGACGCGCCCGCTCGATTCCATCTACGCGAATATCGTGCAGATGAAGATCGACGAGATGAAGGAAACGAGCTCAAACCGTGACGTGTCCAACGGCGGAACATCCAGCGGGGCGACGGCTGCGGCGGCTATTTCTGCATTGCAGGAGGCGGGCAACAAGGCAAGCCGCGATATGATTTCGGCGTGCTACCGCGCGCAGGCGAAGATCGTGAAGCTGTGCATCGAGCGCATGCGGCAGTTCTACGACGCAGCGCGCACTTTCCGCATCACAAATGAAATGCCCTACGAGTATGCGCAGATCGGCGTGAACGAGCTGGGCGATCAGGTGACGGGCGTGGATAGCCTCGGCAATGACCTGTTCCGCAGACCGGTCTTTGACATCAAGATCAAGGCGCAGAAGAAAAACCCATTCTCCCGCGCAGAACAGAACGAGCGGGCGAAAGAGCTGTATTCGCTTGGGTTCTTCTCCCCAGACAGGGCACAGGAAAGCATGATTGCGCTCGACATGATGGACTTCGAAGGGATCGACAAGATCAAGAGCCAGGTCAACGAAGGCGCGACGCTCTACAACGTCGTGCAGCAGCAGAGCGATCATCTGCAAAAGGCGCTCACGGTTATCCAGCAGCTTACGGGACAGGACATGGGCATCGGAATGACTGGCGGCACGCAGAGCGGTGGCACGACCCGCAAGAGCGGCAGCAGCGGCGGAATTGAGAGCAAGAACGCCGACGCACAGAACGCGCAGACACCGTACATGCAGAAGCTTGCCGAACAGTCTAAGCCGAACATGGACACGGGCAGCAGCGCGGCGATGCCGGGGGTGTAAGTGCATGACGATGGTTCACATCGAGCACGAAATCGGCCGCTACATGATCCTGTGCGAAGGCCATTCGGCGGACGAGAAATGCTGCAACTACATTACTGGTGTGATGTACGCTTTCGGTGGCTATGTGAAGAACATGGAAGCCGAGGGAGACTGCGAGGTCTACGGTTTTGAGATCGACGAGGGGGCGCCGCGCTTCCTCATCCACTGCGGCGGCGATGAGCGCATCGAAGCGGCATTCATCGCCACGTGCATCGGGCTTAAGCAGCTGGAAGACACGAGGCCGGACGCGATCTTCGTGCACGTCAAAGAAAATTAAAAAAATTTTTCTCACCCGTGGTGAGTTGGAGGAAGCCGCATGTTACGCTTTAGGCGTGCGAGTGGCTTCCTCCTATTCATACGCCCGCGAGGGAGGGTCGGCGTTTTTCTTTATCTTTTCGCCGCTCTCCCCTCCCCTGCGGATAATAGGAAGCGCTGCACGGCCTACACGGAGGGCCAAATATCCGCGATTTGACAAGCAGGAGGGATACCATGAACCTCAAAACCACGCTTCGCGTGATCCTGAGCCTCTTTGACGGCGGCGCTGCCGCTGCGGGAGCCGCTGCCGGTGCATCGGGCGGCGCTGAGGGAGGCGCGAGCGCACAGGGCGAGACCACGAAGGCAAGCTCTTCTCCCACCCGGAAGGGCAAAACGGGCGAATACGCCAACGTCGTGTTCGGCAAGCAGGAGACACCTGACGATACGGGGGCCTCTTCTGGCGAGCCGAAGGGCGAGGGCGCGAAGATGCAGCAGCGCGACGCCGGGGCTGCGGGAAAAGGCGGGGAAGACCTGAAAAAGGAGTTCCTTGACCTCGTAAACGGCAAATACAAGGACGTGTACACTGCGGAGACACAGCGCATCATCAATCGCAGATTCGGCGAGGAGAAGGCTAAAGACCAGAAAATCGCCGATTCGCAGCCCATTATCGACACACTGATGCGCCATTATGGCGTGACGGACGGCGATATGAGTAAGCTGCGTGCGGCTTTTGAGGGCGATGCGGCGCTCAACAGCGTGCTCTACAACGCGGAAGCGGAGAGCATGGGCATGAGCGTGGAACAGTACCGCGAGTATGCGCGGATGCAGCAGGAAAACGAAGCGCTCAAACGTCAGGAAGAAGACAGGCAGCGTCAGCAGAAAGCCGACGAGACATATAACGACTGGATTCGTCAGGCGAGCGAGCTGGTCGGCACGGCGGACGCGCCGGGCGAGTACCCTGACTTCGACCTCAAGCGCGAAGTCGCGGAGAATCCGCGTTTCATTGCGATGCTGCGTGCGGGCGTCCCTGTAAAAGACGCTTACGAGGTATCCCATTTAGGCGACATTCAGGCTCGTAGCGCGGCGAAAGCTGCGGCGGAGATGGAAAAGCGCGTGATGGACAACGTCCGCGCGAAAGGAATGCGCCCGAACGAGAACGGAACCACTTCCCAGCCGGGGGTCATTGTCAAGAGTGACCCGAGCAAATTCACGAAGGCCGACCGCGCAGAGATCGCAAGGCGCGTGCGGCGCGGCGAGCGCATCGTATTCTGATGCCCGCCTAATTTACCGACTGTAAGAAGGGAGACAAAACTCTATGAAGAAGTTCAAAGACATTTTCATTCTGCCCGTCATTCTGAGCCTGTTTGAGGGTCAGACGAACGTGACGACCGATGCCGGTCTCTCGGGCGAGATGAAGACCTACTACTGCGACACCCTGATTGACAACGCCGAACCCGAGCTGGTGCATGACCGATTCGCGCAGAAGCGCAACATCCCCAAGGGCAAGGGCAAAGAGATCGAGTTCCGTAAGTATGATCCGCTGCCCAAGGCCTTGACGCCCATCACCGAAGGCGTTACGCCCAAGGGCCGTAAGCTGTCCATGACCACGCTGACCGCGCAGGTCGACCAGTACGGCGATTTCGTCGAGATTTCCGATATTCTCGACCTGACCGCCATCGACAATAACCTGCAGGAAGCGACGGTGCTGCTCGGCTCTCAGGCGGGCCGCACGCTCGACACCATCACCCGCGAGGTCATCAACGGAGGCTCTAACGTCCAGTACGGCGAAGGTCAGGTGACGGGTCGCCATCTGCTTGTTGGCGGCGAGACCACGGGCAACCACTATTTCACGGTGCGTGCCGTCCGCAAGGCGGTTCGCTTCCTGAAAACCATGAACGCCCCGCGCTATGAGGGCTCCTACTGGGCCATCATTCACCCTGACTGTTCCTACGACATTCAGGATGACCCTGATTGGAAGCGCCCGCACGAGTATAAGGACACCAGCAACATCTACGACGATGAGATCGGCAAGATCGCGGGCGTCCGCTTCATCGAGACGACCGAAGCGAAGGTGTTCCACGCCGACGACCTGACCGAGGGCGCACGCGACCTGACCGTCAAGAGCGCATCCGGCAAGGTCCTGACCGTAAACGAGGCAATCACCACTGCTGACGCCGCAAAGCTGGCTGGCCGTGAGGTCGTCATCGGTGGTGCGCTCCTTGAGATTGAGAGCGCCTCGGCTGCGGGTGCTGGCAGCGCGACGATCACGCTGAAAGAAGCACCTGCTACCACCCCGGCGGCGTCGACCGCCATCTATCCGGGCGAAGCCGGTGCGAAGGGCCGCAACGTCTACTCCACCCTCATCATGGGCGCGGAGGCTTACGGCACGACCGAGCTGACCGGCGGTGGTCTTGAGCACATCGTCAAGCCGCTCGGCTCTGCCGGTACGGCTGACCCGCTGAACCAGCGTGCAACCGTCGGCTGGAAAGCAACCAAGGTCGCCGAACGTCTGGTTGAGGCGTATATGATTCGCGTGGAAACGACTTCCACGTTCGATGAGACCCCGCTGACCTAACCACCAAGGGGGCAGCTGTGAATGCCGCCCCCGCCACTGAAACGGAGGAAAGACCGATGAGCGAAGCAAAGAACGCCGTTGCGGCTGTGAACGCCGATCGCGCGGGCGAGGAGTACGTCAGCGTCCGCCTGTTCAAGGACAGCGGCAAGTACAAGGATGACCTGCTGGTGTGCGTGAACGGCGAAAGCTGCCTGATCCAGCGCGGCGTGACCGTGCAGGTCAAAAGAAAGTTCCTGTGGGCCATCCAGAACCAGATGAGACAGGACGCCTCGACCGCGAATCTCATCCAGACGATGAGCAGCGACTACGTTGAGAGTGCGAAAGCCCACAACGCGTAAGCGAATAAGACCGCGAGACACGAAAAATGAGTTGCGACACGGCGCAGCAAGGGACGAAAAAGTCGCTCTTGCTGCGCCGTTTTCCATAAGAGAGGTGACAACATGGTTATTGAAAATGCTTACGCGCTCGAAGAGATCAAGCTCGGGCGCAGGGGTGAGAATCAGGCACGCAAGGTCGTCTTTGACGTGCTGGGAAAGTGGCGCGAGGGCTACGGCGAGGGCGTCGCAAGCCTGATCGTGCAGCGAAACGGCGATGCGCAGCCGTATCCCGTGACGGTGACGGAAGAAGACGGCGCGCTCGTGTGGCTGGTATCGAACGTTGATACGGCGGTTGCCGGTGAGGGCGCGGCAGAGCTGCGCTACACCGTTGGCGATACCATTGTGAAGAGCCAGATATATAAAACACGCGTGCGCGAAACGCTGGAAGACAGCGGAGAGACACCGCCTCCGGCCTATCAAAGCTGGGTCGATGAGGTTTTGCAGGCGGCGGCGGATGCGGAGACGGCGGTTTCCAAGATGCCATACGTCGACGAGACCACGGGCAACTGGTTCAAGTGGGACGCCACGGCGGGCGCTTTTGCCGACACGGGCGTTGCCGCGACCGGTCCGCAGGGTGAAGTCGGCCCCAAGGGAGATACCGGCGCGCAGGGGCCCAAGGGAGAGACCGGTGCAACCGGTGCGACGGGGCCGCAGGGCCCCAAAGGTGAAACCGGCCCGCGCGGCCCACAGGGAGAGCAGGGCATTCAAGGCGAGACCGGCCCCGCTGGCCCGCAGGGACCCGTCGGCCCCAAGGGAGATACTGGTGACACCGGCCCGCAAGGGCTTAAAGGCGATACGGGCGAAACTGGCCCGGTCGGCCCGACAGGACCCATTGGCCACCAAGGAGAGACTGGCGAACGCGGGCCAAAGGGCGAGACCGGCGATAAGGGCGACAAGGGTGACGCCTTTACCTACTCCGACTTCACAAAGGAACAACTGGAAGGCCTGCGTGGCCCGCAGGGCATTCAGGGGCCCAAGGGTGAAAAAGGTGATACCGGCGACACTGGGCCCCAAGGTGAAAAGGGCGACAAGGGCGATACAGGCGAGACCGGGCCTCGCGGCCCGCAAGGCGGGCAGGGCATCCAAGGCCCGACAGGTCCGCAGGGCGAAAAGGGCGATACTGGTGCGCAGGGACCGAAGGGTGCGACGGGCGACACGGGCCCGCAGGGCCCGAAGGGAGACACAGGCAGCGGCTTCAAGGTGCTGGGCTATTACGACACGGCAGGAGCGCTGGACGAAGCCAAGCTTGCAACTGCGCAGCCGGGTGACGCTTACGGCGTCGGCACGGCGGAGCCTTACGATATCTACATCCTGAACGGCACGACGGGCAAGTTCATCAATAACGGCCCCCTGCAAGGTGCAAAGGGCGATAAGGGAGACACGGGAGCCCAAGGCCCCAAGGGAGACCAGGGCGACGTTGGCCCGACCGGCCCGGCTGGTCCTACCGGACCGCAAGGCGAAGTTGGTCCGCAAGGTCCTACGGGACCAGCGGGCGCGGATGGAGCCAAAGGCGCGGACGGGGCTGCCGGTAAGGACGGCGTGACCTACATCCCGAGCGTAAGCGATGCGGGTGTCATCAGTTGGACGAATGACGGCGGCAAGACGAACCCAAAGTCTGTAAGCATCAAGGGCCCTAAAGGCGATACCGGTGCTACCGGCGCAGACGGCGCGGCAGGCCCGCAGGGACTGAAAGGCGATACCGGCGAGACTGGCCCTCAAGGCCCTGCCGGCGCGGATGGAGCCGCCGGTAAGGACGGCGTGACATTCACGCCGAGTATGAGCGACGACGGCGACCTGTCGTGGACGAACGACGGCGGCAAGGCGAATCCGCAGACAGTGAACCTCAAGGGCCCGAAAGGCGACACGGGCGCACGGGGGCCTGCCGGTGCTGACGGCGCGAAGGGCGATACCGGCCCAGAGGGGCCGAGAGGGCCGCAGGGCAAAACCGGTCCGCAAGGTGAAACCGGTGCAACTGGGCCGCAAGGCCTGACGGGACCCCAAGGCAAGACGGGCCCTGCCGGGGCGGCTGGTGCGAAGGGCGCGACCTTTACCCCCGCTATGTCTGCGGCGGGAGACCTGAGCTGGACGAACGACGGAGGGCTCGATAATCCCGCGACGGTCAACCTCAAAGGCCCCAAGGGGGACCGGGGCGAAAAGGGGGAGCAGGGCGAGAAAGGCGCGACCGGTGCGACCGGCCCGCAGGGCCCCGCAGGCCCCGTCAATGTCCCCGCCACCACCTCTCTCATCAAGGGCAATGGCTCGGGCGGGCTGGTGGCGGCGACGCGTGGCAGCGACTATATCGCATCCGGCAACATTGTCAAGCAGACACTCGTGAGCACGGAGACCACGCCCACCGAGGACTACGCGATCAACTGGGTGTACGGCTAAGGAGGCGGAAATGGCTACATTTACTGTAGAGATAACGCCGGATTCTAGCAACGGGACTATCGCCCACGCAGTCGGAAAGTTTTCCGGAGGGTCAAGCAGCTATAAAGGTCAGCGGCGCATGGACGTTGCCGTCAGCGGCGTCGGGACATTTTCTGCGTTATCGCCGGAGACAAGCGGAGGCGAAAACACTTTTTCTCTCGACATCACGGGGCTGACGCCGGGGACAACGTACAACTGGAGCGCGTCACTCTACTACAAAAATACGTCCGGGGGTTGGGTGACAGCAGGATCGCAGTACGATAAATCCGGAAGCTTTACGACGAAAAGTAAAACCCCTACATTACCAAAAACGCTCGTCAACGGCACTGCTTACGACGTTAAGGGCGGGAAGTGCCTCGTCAACGGCACGGTGTACAACATCAAGAAAGGCAGGACACTCATCAACGGGACGGGGTATGACATCAACTTTGAGCCGGATGTGAGCTTGACGTGGTACTTCAACGAAACCATTGATATAACGTCGCAGCCAGACAAATTCTGGGGGTATAGTAGCGGGATTGCTGTCAGCTTTGTGTCTGGCTATTATGGCTTTACCTACGACCATCTTATCCGAGGCTACGACGACACTTACGGTGTAAGAACTTTAATCTACTATAGAAAGATTAACGAGACCAGGGAACTCGCCTACCGAAACGGCTGGCGGGGGGAGGTATACCGCACCATCACTTTTGATGAATTACCCACCGGTGATCTCTTGACGTGGCTGCAAGCCAACGCCACGCCGCAATAAGAAAGGAGCAGCACATGAGTATCTACGTAAAAGTCAACAACACGGAATATCCCGCTACGGTCAACGGCAACCTTGTTGACCGCAACTGGAACGGCCGTGATACCAAAACCATCTATCTGACCATGTCCTACGACGCCGTAGCGGCACTGTTGCCCGACAATACCCCGTGGAGCATCATCCAGCGCGACACGGTGGACGTGCTGGACGAGCAGGGCAAGCCCACGGGCGAGACCAAAGAGGTCGTCAACGAGTACGACAACAGCGCCTACAGCATCGCTGGCGACATAACTGACCACCGCGACGGCACGGTCAGCATTAAGATGGGCAAGCCTACGGAGACGGAGAACGCCAAAGCGACCGTTACCGCCCTTGCGGGCGCGCCGGTCACATACGCTCGTGCGGTGGAACTGCGGCCCATCATCGAGCAGGCGGCGGTCAGCCTGAGCGACGGCGAGGCGGCGACTGTGCCCGAGCTCATCACGGCATGGGCGTATCCTGTTGCTTACGCGGAGGGCGACCGCAGAAGCTACGGCGGCAGGGCGTACAAGTGCCGTCAGGCGCACACCTCGCAGGAGGGCTGGAAGCCGAGCGCAACGCCCGCGCTCTGGGTCGTGATCGACGTTACCCACGCGGGCACGCAGGATGACCCCATCCCCGCAAGCCGCGGCATGGAGTACGAGTATGGCAAGTATTACCTCGACAGCGAGGACGGCAAGACGTACAAGTGCGAGCGTATCGGAGAGCAGTCCGGCAACAAAATCACTCTTCAGTATCTTCCTCACGAGCTGGTGGGACAGTATTTCACGGAGGTCTAATGTATGAAAATGCTGAAAGCTATCCGTGACGCGGACGCGCTGCGGCCTAACAAATTGAGCACGCCGCGCAAGGCGGAAATTCTCATGGTGCTTGAGCACCGAATCGCCGAGATGATGGGGGAGGAAGCCCCCGTTCTCAAGGTGAGCGTGGAGGATGACACAGCAAGCGTCGATGATATGGAATTGCTGCTGCCGGACGGGCACAACGAGTGTTACCACCTATATCTGGCAGCGCAGCTCGACGCCTACAATCAGGACAGCGCGCTCTATGCCAACGACCACGCCATTGCCAACGATGCGGTGGCCGATGCTATGGCATGGTGGCGGCGCGAAAACCGCAAAGAAAGCAAGGGCAACTGGAAGGTGTGATGACAAGTGCCGACGACATTTCAGCTGGTGGAGACGACCTTCCCGAACGGCGAAGGCAAAGACACGCAGGAGCAGATCAACGGGGTCTATGACTACCTTTTCGTGCTTCTGGAACAGCTTCGGTATACGCTCTTCAATCTGGACGGGAGCAACATCAACCAGAATGCACTGAGCGAGTTTATCAAGAATATTTCCGAGCCGATCTACGCCAAGATCGAGGATACGGACAAGAATGTGAACGAGTTGTCTATCACGGCAAAAGGCCTTGCGGGACGCATCAGCGACGCAGAGGGGAATATCACGCAGCTCGGCGTGACGGCGCAGGGCTTGCAGGCGAGCATTTCGAGCCTTGACGGCAGCGTGACGAACCTGACGGCGGATGTCAACGGACTGCGCACGCAGGTGAGAGGGAAGATCGACGGCACGGCGGCGCAGACGCTCATCGACCAGAACTTGAATCAGATCACGTTGGCGGCAACGAGCGGCAGCAACGGCACAGTCTTTGCGCTGAACAAAAACGGCGTGCAGATCGCGAGCACGGGGACCATCGATCTACACGTCAAGGCAGTCAACATCGACGGCACGCTGACGGCGGGTGCGCTGCGCGGCGGGAGCGTGAGCCTGCTGGCCGGAGATACCCCTGTCGGCAGCATGGATCTTGCCTACACGGGCACGGGGCAGGTCGGCGTCGGTCTGACGGCGACCTATGGTGGCATGAAGATGCACGCAGCGGGAAATATCTTTCTTGAATCCGAGCTGGGGCCGTTTGCATTGATCGGAAAAGACGATGCCAGCGACTACCCTGTCGTCTCGCTCGGCGGCGGCTATCTGGTACTGAGCGGCAACTACATGTTCGGCGCTTCGCCGCCAAGTGCCGCGCCGTATGGTACGGTGTTTTTCCTTGAGGAGTGAGAGATGGCGAGCTTTTATTGTACGCTGTCACCGGTCGACGGAGACGGGACACAGCTCAGCGTCTACGCACGGTTTACTGGCGGCGCGTCGGATTACACGTATAAGCGCTCAATCGACATCCGCATCACGGGCATCGGGACGTTCTCGTTCGATTCGAGCGAGGTCGGCGGTGGGACGAGCACCTTTGTCGGCACGATAACAGGGCTATCGCCGGGGACGACATACGAATGGATATGCAACATGTACTACTGGGGCGGATCGTGGATCGTCTCAGATTACAGCGATTCCGGCACGGCAACGACGTACAGCGGCGGCGGCAGCGGAGGCAGCGCGAAGGCGGTCATCAACGTCGGGACGTATTATAACCCAAACTGGAAGAGATACCGTGCGATCGTCAACATTGGGACGTATTACAACACAAATTGGCTATCGGTTCGACCGGTCAACAATTACGGGAGCTATTCGCAACCCAATTGGAGGTAAAGAGCATGAATGAAAAGATCAAGCAGGAAGCGGCGCACGCGATGCGCCTGATCGGCATTTTGAACGTCAACGGTGATGCCGTCGACGTGGTGGCAGCGGTGCGCCAGTCGCTTCGCAATATCGTGACGATCTGCGATGCGACAGAAGCCCCGGTGGGCGAGGAAGGCGATACGCAGGGCGAAGCAAGGGGAGCGGTGAAAGATGAGACTGCCTGAGATCACGGCATATACGAACCGGCGCGTGCAGCAGGAGAAATTCGGCGGCATCAACCACACATTCGGCGCGGCGGGCGGCGAGCTCTACGACATGAAGAACCTGTCGGCGCGATACTTCCCGCTTCTTGCTCCCCGTGCGCGGCGCTATACCGTCCGCAAGGGTATGGGCAAGGCAAACGGCATTTTCAGCGCAGGCAAACTCTACGAGGTATACGGAACGAAGCTCTACATCAACGGCGAAGAGAAGACGATAGTCGCAGATAGCGAAAAGACTTTCTGTGCACTTGGCGAGCGCGTGCTCATCTTCCCCGACAAGATCGTGTGCGAAAAGGACGGCACGATCAAGCCGATGGAGGCGAGCTACGCCGCGGCGGGGCTGAAATTCGGGAATGGCACGTATGCTGACGAAAAGGCGGCAGCAAACAGCATCACGACGACCGGCGCGGCGTTCCCGTTCAACGTGGGCGACGCCGTGACGATCTCGGGCTGCACAAAGGAGACCTACAACAACCGCACACCCATCATCCGGGAGATCAGCGAGGACAAAAAGACGCTGCGCTTTTATGAAAACACCTTCCGCCTGCCCGACGGGCAGGAAAGCATCACGGAGCCTGGAACAGTCACGCTCAATCGCAGCGTGCCCGACATGGATTTTGTCTGCACGAACGAGAACCGCGTGTGGGGATGCAAGGGCGACAGCATCTTTGCTTCAAAGCTCGGCGACCCGTACAACTGGAACGTGTTTGACGGGCTCTCCACGGATGCGTTCAGCGTGGAGAGCGGCACGGCAGGAGCGTTCACGGCGTGCGTGAGCTATCTTGGCTACCCGTGCTTTTTCAAAGAAGACAAAATATTCAAGATGTACGGCACGGTTCCGACAAACTTCCAACTCATGTCAAGCGCGGTGCTCGGTGTGATGAGGGGCAGCCACAAGAGCCTCGCCGTGGCGGGGGAAACGCTCTATTACCTCTCAAAGGTCGGCATCATGGCGTACAGCGGCGGCATGCCGCGCTGCATCTCCCACACGCTGGGCGACGATGTGCGCCTCTCTGACGCGGTGGGAGGGAGCGACGGCCTCAACTACTACGTGAGCCTGAAAGAGGATGGCAAGGCGGCGTTGTACTGCTACAGCAGCGAGAACGGCGTGTGGCATAAGGAAGATACGCTTGCCGTGGTGCAAATGGCCTATTCGGGCGGTATCATGGCCTTAGTAGACGGTGGGTGCGTGCTGCTGGGGAATCCGGCAGATATCCCGACCGGCGCAACACGCGAGGGCGCTGTTATTAGCGAGGCGGAGTTTGCCGACTATGACGGCGGCTCATTCGACGCGAAGCACGTGCAGCGCGTTCGGGCGCGGCTGGAATGCGAAAAGGGCGCAACGGTCGTGTTCCTTGTCAAGTTCGACGGCGGCGCGTGGGAAGAGGTCGACCGCTGCGGGGCACAGGAGAAAGACGTTTTCACTCTCGACTGCCCGATCCGCCGCTGCGACCACTTTAGATTAAAAATCAAAGCCACAGGAGAATACCGGCTCTATGCGCTCGAGTACGAATACGTGACGGGCGGCAGAAAGTGAGGGGACAATGGCAGACAATTTCAAACACAAGAATACAGACCTGACGCTCATCAACGATTCGGGGGACCTTGATCTCATCCGGCAGTATACCGAGGCATACAACAAGGCCTATGCCGAGGGAGACAAGGCGGGCCAGCAGGCGGCGCACGACGCAGCGGAGAAAATCCGCGCGAAGTACGACTATTCCGGCGGCGTGGACGGCAGCGAGTACATCAAACTCGGCACGGGCGCGAGCCCTGCAAAGGCTGACACGAGCTGGCTCGATAAGCTGGGCGAGAGCAGCTACAACTACGACCAGAGCGGGCAGATCAGCGCAAAGCTCGACGCGCTGCTGAACCGCACGCCGTTTTCCTACGATGCGGCGAGCGACCCGCTCTATCAGCAGTATCGCAAGCAGTACACGCGCGAGGCAGACCGCAGCGCTGAGGATGTGCTCGGCAAGGCGGCAGTGATGACGGGCGGGATGCCGTCCACGGCGGCGGTGGCAGCGAGCCAACAGGCGAGCGACTACCAGATGAGCCAGATGACGGACAAGATTCCAGAGCTACAGCAGCTTGCCTATAGCATGTATCAGGACGGCTTGAATGCTGACCGCGCCGACCTGAATACGCTCATCGGCCTTGAGGACAACAACTACAACCGCTGGCTTGCTGACCGTAATTACCTCTATCAGCTCGCACGCGATCAGGTGGGTGACCAGCAGACGGCGGATGCGCTGGCGTATCAGAAGCAGCAGGACAAGCTGAACTATGACTACCAGAAGGAACGCGACGCCATCGAGGACGCACGCTATAATGCGGAATGGCAGTATAAATTGCAGCAGGCCGCGCAGGCAGCGGCGGGGAAGGCAAGCGGCGGGGGCTCTCGCCGGACTTCCGGTGGCGGGGCACGTAGCGGAGCTACCGGCGGAGCGATGGACTACGAAGGCCTGTTTGCTGCGGCACAGGCGAGCGGGAACCCCAAGAGCTGGCTTGCGCAGAAGGCTAACTACCGGAAGTACGGCTTTACATCTTCGAGCGGTCTCTATTCCGACTATGAAAACTGGCTGGAAGGTCAGAACGGTGGAGGCTCGAGCGAAGGCTATAATTCGAGCAATTTCAATGCGGCTATGAGCAGTCTGCGCACGATGCTTGCACAGGGGCGTACCGATTATGCTGTCGGAGGTATTGATTCTTTCTGGGATAAGCTGAGCGACGAGCAGAAGGCGCGCGTGCAGAAGATGCTGAACGAATACGGGCTGACTTACACGGAGGGCTGATATGGGAAAGCTGGTAGCACTGAACACCAATAACGAAGAGAAGAAATTAAAGACCGAGCAGCCAATTGCGACCACTGTTGCGCAGGGGCGGCGCGGGAAATTGATGCAGACCGGGAGCGCGAGCGCCCCGGTCTCTTCTCCACCTACAGTATATCGCACGAGCCCGGTGAAGACGACGCCAGTGACGCAGCAAAATGTCGTGATGCCGAAGAACCAAAGCAGGATTGGCAAAGCAACATTTTCAGGGAACAGGACACCCGGGAAACAGCAGAAGTATTCCGTTGGGAAGGGCATTGCCGGAGCAACTATGAAAGGCATCAACCAAGCCGCGCAGGGCATTGCCGACACGCTTGCGCTTGCGGAAGATGTTGCACTTTCCCCATTTGAGTTAGTTTCTGGGCAGCAGCTCGGCGATTTGTCGGATTCCGGTCTTGCAAATAAGTTACAGCGCCGCATTCGAAATGAGGGGCAAGAGATAGAGAACAAGTACGCGGCGAATGTTAAGCGCGGCGGCAAGGCTGCGGAGATTTTTGACAAGTATGGCGCATCGACCGTCGCAGCAGTCCCGCAGGCGGTCGCAGCGGTGCTCACCTCAGGCGCGAGCCTCGGGGCGACGCCAGCGACGCTTGCGAAGACCGCTGCAACGGAAATGGCCCCGAGCATTGCAAACACGATCCGCAACAGCGTTCTTGCGATGGGGAAAGACCCGCAGTATTGGCTTTCGTTCTCACAGGTCGTCGGATCCGGATATGAGCAGGCCCTTGACGACATGAAAAAGTCCGGAGAAGACAACAATACCGCCCACACGAAGGCTGCGCTCTACGCCGTCGGAAACGGTTTGATGAACGCTGCCGTTGAAGTTGGCGGCGGTATTCAGACGCTTCCCGAACAGTTGAAGCACGGTTCCGCTGCGTGGAAAGCATGGCTTGAATCCGCCTTTGATGAAGGTAAAGAGGAAGTTGTGCAGGGCATTCTTGAAAGAGCGACGCAGAACGTCGCCTACAAGAAAGGCAATCCTCTCGCATCAATGAGGGATGAAAACGCCATTTTGAACCCGCGTACATCCGCAGAGGAATTTCTCGGCGGCGCAGTGGTCGGCGGTGTTCTTGGTGGCGGACAAGTTGGCGCGAATGCGGCGCTTCAATCACTTGCGCGCTTTGATAACTCCCTCGGTGAGAGCGGGCGAAAGGCGATTCGCGGCTCGTACCAGGAAGGCAAGGACACGGCGGAGCACGTGAAGGACTTTATCCCTGCCTACAATGCGGGCGTGGAGGGCAAGGCGAACCCGAACCCGACGAATGAGACGGCCTATGCAGGCTATGTCGCAGGGCAGAACGACGCGAAGGCCGAGGCGCGCAAGAAGACCTTTGCGCAGGAGAGCGACGGCGGCAGCGGCCTTGTCTATGATGACTACGTTTCACGTGAAATGGACAGTGCGACGGCAGACGAGATCAACACCGTCGCAAAGGCGCTCGGCGTGCGTGTGCGCATGGATGATGCGGTGCGCGGCGGCACGGCTAATGGCGTCATCGAGGGGAACGAAATCCGCATTGCAAAGGACGCGCAGGACCCCGTGATGCAGGTCGTCGGGCATGAGTGGACGCACCGCGTGCAGGAGCTTGCGCCCGAGCAGTACACAGCGTTCCGCGATGCCATTATGGAAGACCCCGACGTTGCCGAGGCGGCGAACATTCTGCATGAGCAGTATAACCGCATGGGCGTTGAGATCAGCGTGGATGAAGCGCTGGACGAGGCTGCAGCGAACTACGCGGGCGAGATGATCGCCAACACGGACGTGCTGAACGAGTTTATCCGCAGGCACAGCGAAGACCGCACGCTGCTTGAAAAGCTGCGTGACGCCATCCGCGAGATCGTGGGCAAGCTGACCGGCAAGGCGAAACAGCAGGCACAGACAGCGGAGGGGCTTTTGCAACAGGCATTTGAGGCGGCGGCGCAGAACAGCAAAAATGCCGCCACAGAGGGCGGCAAGGCAAAATTTGAAATTAAGACGCTGGACGACGGGCGTTCTTACGTCAAGGCTGACCGTCAGGTTTTGGAGGGCGACGACCCGAAACAATGGGGCGTACAGCTGCAAAACTACATCAACAGTGAGATTCGCAAGGGCAACGACATTGTGCTGCCGACGACGGACGGCGGGCTTGTGCGCTTGACGGAACGCTCGGCTTATAAGCTGGCGGATAATAAGTCCACTGACCTGAAAACGCATCAGAAAACGCAGCTCTCCGACGAAGCGTACCGCCTGAAAGAAACGGCGGCATCGCACATTGACGAAATCATTCTCACGGGCGAGTTTTCCCATAATATGGAGGACATCGGCGGCTTGCATCAAAACGACATCGGCGAAGATGGCTTCAATTCGTATGTAGCGTATTTTGAGGACAGTGACGGGCAGTATTATCGAATTTCGTTTGTCTCAGCGCTGAACGGGGACGAAGAAACAGCGTACAGTATCGGGAACATTCAGAAACGCAAAAAGCCTACCACCGGTAATGGCTCTTCCACTCGGGAGAGTGGCGCTCTAAATGGTGGTAGACTTTCTGAAAATAGTGTACTCCAAAATGAGGGGAATGTCAATAGGGTCGATTCTTCTGCTCGGAAGGGCGACGACATTAGATATGATGATGCCCGATACTCTCTTCGCGTTACCGATAAAGACACTCTGGATTACCTTGATGGGCAAAAAACCGTCAAGACCTATAAAACAATGCAGCTTGTGGACGGGAAGCTGTACCCACCGATGGCTGCGCGTGTTGAGGGGAAATACGAGGACGCGAGCGAGCTTGGTGCGTGGGAAATGGCGGTTGAGCGCCCTGACCTTGTGAAGAACGGGAAGTTCAAACTGGATAAAGGCAAGGGGCAGGGGAGCCTTGAGGCAGCATATAACCCATATATGCACTCTTCGAACCTTGTTATCAACGACCAGTTTAGCGGCGCGTATGCGAGAAACAATCTTGTTACGGTAGAATGCGAAGTCCCCGTGAGCGAAGATACGAGTGAATACCACGCAGAGGGAGCAAAGGATTCTACAGGCTGGCATTCCTGGCACACCGGAACGGTGGCGGGGCAGGTCAGAAAGGCAAAGGGCATTGAACGCAAAGTATTCCTTTCTCGTTGGATCAAGCCCGTTCGAATCCTCTCTGACGCGGAAGTCGCAGGCATGTATAAAGAACTGCTTGGCGGGACTGACATTGCCGTGCCAGACAATGTAGTGACGCCGGGGCTTTTGGCAGAGCTAAAAAAAGCAGGCGTTCCAATCAGCGAAAGCGGGAGACTGACGAAGGAAAACGACAAGAAGCGCTATTCTCTCAAGACCTACACCGATGAAGAGAAGAAGCAGCACCGCAAGGACGCAGACGAGTATTTCGGGCATACCTACAAGTGGTCGGAGACTGGATACATCCTGACGAACGGTAAGAAACTTGACTTCTCCGGCAGGCACGAAGGCGGCCCCGGCGGATATCGCACGGTCGACCACCGAGATATCCGCGACGCGCTGGGCGATGACTACGGCGGCAGCGATTACAGCGGCAGCATGGTTCAGTTTATGAGCGAGGGCAATATCCGTATTTCGCCGGAAAGCGGCGGTATCAACCTCTCTGTTATGCCGACAAAGAACCAGCTTGATTCTCTTTCTGATTTTATCAGCCACAATCGCGGTGAGGTCATTCTTGACCTTGATACGCCTGACGGGCAGACGGTATCGAGCACGGAATACCCGCGTGGCACGCATGCAAACAAGGTTCTCGCGGACATCAAAGCCTATTTTGAGGACGGAACAACGCCGCAGGTATCGAGCCTTGCGCAATTCCTATCCCTCAAGGGCACGGAGAACGCGCAGGAGATCGCGGCGCTCAAGCGCGAGAATGAGACCTTGCGCGAGCGCGTGGACTACTGGAAGGGGCAGACGCGCCGCAGCGACGGCGTTCGCACTGACAGCAAGAGCGTGGAAAAGGCGGCGAAGGAGCTGACGCGCCGCTACGGGGCGGAGATCGAGGGCAGCGAGATCGAGGGCGACCTTGCAAGCCTGTATGACTACATCGCACGCGGCGGTGACGAGACCGGCGAGCTGACCTACACCGAGGCGAGAAGCCGCGCGGACGCCATCGCCCAGCGCATCGCAGAGAGCGCCATCGCAAAGGATGACGAGGTATACCGCGAGTATAGCGAGCTACGCAAGTACCTGAAAGATACGAAGATCACGCTCTCCACCGAGGATGCGGCTGTCATCACGGACTACGCCGACTTCCGACGCAGCCTCTCCGGCAAGGTGAATCTCGGCAAGGGCGAGCATACGAACGTAGATCAGGTCTATTCCGAGCTGGCGGAAAACTACCCTGAGTTTTTCAGTGAGACGCGCGAGAACAACGTGAGCGACCAGATCGCGCGCATTGCGGACGTGGCAAACGAGCTGTACAACGTGAGCGAGTATAACCCGTTTGAGGGCTATATGGGTCAGGCAGTCAGCGCCATTTCGAATGACATTATAGATCGATTCTTTGACCTGCCGCAGGCAAAGAAAACCTTTGCCGACGTGCAGGCAGAAAAGCTGGACGCGGCGAAAGCGGCAGGGCGCAAGGCCGCGGCGGACGCGAAACTCGCAGGCCAGATGGCCCAGGGACGCACGGACGCCGTAAAGTTGCGCCACACGCAGGAAGCCTTGCAGAAAGCTCGCACACAGCAGGCGGAAAAGCTGGATGCGCTGAAAGGTCGTTACCGTGAGAAGGACGCAACGCGCCGCGAGGGGCAGAAGCGCCGCGAGTTGCGCGCGAAGATCACGCGGCACGCAAAAGACCTGTCGAAGAAGCTGCTGCGCCCGACGGACACGAAGCACACCCCCGAGAATATGTGCTCGGCGGTGGCGACAGTGCTGAACAGCATCAATCAGGAAAGCGCCTACACCGTGGACGAAAGCGGCAAGCATGTCTATGACGGCAGCGGCACGCCGACGCAGCGCACGCAGGCATTCGAAGCACTCCGAGATCAGTATCAAGATATTCTTTCAGGGCGAGAGAAAGACGGCGACGACCTGGTCATTGACCCGTCGCTGCTGGGCACGGACGGCAAGGACGGCCTGCTTGGACAGGTTATCGGCATGAAGGACAAGCGGCTCTCTGAGCTGACGCGCGAAGAGCTTGGGACGATGTGGAAGACCATTCGCGCGGTGGAGAAATCCGTCTCGACGGCGGGCAAGGTGCTCTCCAAGAGCAAATTCGAGACCACAAAGCAGATGGCGGATGCCTTCAAGACCGACGTGAGCACGCGGCGGAAGAAGCTCGGCGGCAATACGACAATCAGCTTAGAAACGCCGTACACGTTCTTCGCGCACTACGGCGAGACGGGCAAGAGCATCTACCGGATGTTGCGCAATGCACAGGATTCTCAGGAGATCATGGCGCGTGACATTGCCGAGAAGACAAGGAAGGTGCTTGGCGACGAGCTGGGCGAGGCGGGCTTCAAGGATATTGCTGGAAAGGCTATCCACGGCGACCTGAAAGGCGCGCTACGCGACGCGCGCGGCAGTGCCATCGGCAAGTGGGAGGCGGAGACGCACGACATCACCGTCGCCAACGGCGGCAAGCTGACACTGACGACGCCGCAGATCATGGAACTGTACCTTCTGAGCAAGCGCAAGCAGGCGCTTGGGCATCTGCTCGGCGGCGGCGTCATCCAGCCGGAGATCAAGAGCGCGGAGACCGGCAGGACGAAAGTGCCACGCGGCACGCAGCAGGTCTTTTTGACTGATGGCGATATCGAGCGCATCACGGGCAAGTTGACGGACGAGCAGAAGCGCGTGGCGGACGGCTTGCAGGAATTGACGGTGACTACGCTTGCCAAGTACGGCAACGACGCGAGCATGCAGGCCTACGGCTACCGCAAATTCACCGAGAAAAACTACTGGCCCATCAAGTCAGCAAAGGAAGCACTGCACAGCAACCTCGAGAAGGACAGCGGCAATGTGCGCTCCATCAAGAATATCGGCATGGCGCAGCAGGTGACGCCGAACGCGAACAACGCCGTGGAGCTGCGCAGCGTGTTTGATACGTTCGCCGACCATGCATCCGACATGATCGACTACGCAGCATGGCTCGCACCGATGGAGGATGCAAACCGTTTCTTCAACTTCCAGTACCGCAATGACGCGGGCAATAAGACCGGCGTGAGCGTCAAGGGCCTGCTCGACGAAAAGGGCGGCAATGGCGCGCAGCAGTACTGGCAAAAACTGATGGGCGACATTCAGAACGGCATCGGCACGAAAGACTTTGAGCCGATCCGCGATAAAATAATGGTAAAAGCTACCGGCAACTTCAAGGGCGCGTCTGTCGGCGCGAACATCCGCGTCGTTATCCAGCAGCCGACGGCCTTCTTCCGCGCGGCGGCGGTTCTCGATCCGAAGGACATGGCAAAGGGCATGACCGGCGGCGTGACGAAGGGAAGCGGCTGGGAGAAAGCGATGCAGTATTCCCCCACTGCCATGCGCAAGGATGTCGGCAGTTTCGATATTTCGTCGCCGTACACGCTGAAAGACCGCTTCTACGGTAAAGAGGGCGTGACGAACAAGCTGAACGACCTCGCGGGCGCTGCTGCGGGCAAGGCGGACGCCGCGACGTGGGGGAAGCTGTGGAACGCCTGCGAGTGGCAGGTAAAGCGCGAAAAGCCAGACGTCCGCGCGGGCAGCAATGAATTCTATCATGCAGTCAACGAGGCATTCACCGACATGATCGACCAGACGCAGGTCGTCGACGGCATCTTGCAGCGCAGCAACATCATGCGAGGAAAGGGGGACCTTTCGCAGCAGGCGACGGCCTTTATGGGTGAGCCGATTATGAGCCTGAACGTGCTGCTACGCAGCTATGACAACTTCCGCTATGAGGAGAACCCGGCGAAGCGCAGCAAGGCTTTGAAAACGCTTGGGCGTGCGGCGACGGCACTCGTTGTCACGGACGTTGTGAATGCGCTGGCGCAGAGCATTGTCGACGGTCTGCGCGACGATGACCGCGACAAGGACTATTGGGAGAAGTTCTTTTCGGCTTTTACGGGCGTGGAGGGAGATGAGAAGAACGCGCTTGAGTTGATCGGCAACGTTGTGCTGAACGGCAACGTCGGTAGCAACCTGAATCTTTTGACGAAAATTCCAGTTGTCAAAGATACGCTGTCGCTATTCCAGGGCTATGACGTGTCTCGACCTGATATGGAGAGCATCGCAGGGCTCGTCAGCGCGGCCAGCATCTTCATCAAAAGCATTGGAGGAAACGGAGTGCAGACCCGCAAGGAAGCAATGCTCACGCTGCTTGCTCAAGCGAGTAAGATTTTCAGCCTGCCGGTCTCCAACATCAAGCGCGACCTTATGGCGACGCTGCGCACCATCGCGCAGGCGAGCGGCAGCCTCGGCTTCCAGTATGAGGTAGAGAAGTTCAGCTACAACCTTGCCAACAGCGGCAACAAGAGCCGGTTTATCGGCATTCTCTACGATGCGCTGGAACAGGGCGATTACGCGACCTATGAGCACGTGCGCCGCGACCTGATGGAGCAGATGGGGCTTGACGGCGAGAGCATCCAAAGCAGCCTCAAGACCCGCTACAACAAGAAGGCCGAGAGCGAGGCCAACTACTCGCTCCCGCAGAAGTCGCTTGACCTGCTGGGCATTCGCGGGAAGTACGCCTATGGCAGCGGCGAGGACGAGGAGAAATTCAGCGCGGCGGACCTCAATGCGAGCTCATACAGCAAGTACGAGACGCAGAAGGGCGAGGCCTACCGCACGCAGGCTGATAAGGCAACGAGCAGCGGCGCTTTCTCCCGCCTCTCTGACGAGGGCAAAGACAAGGCGCTCGGCTACGTCGAGAGCTACGCCGAGGCGGTGGCGCTGAAAGAAAACTCCGGCGGGCAGTACGAGATCACGACCAAATGGATCCAGAATGCGCAGGAGGCGCAAAAGCAGTACCGCATCGCCCCCGGCGTGTTCGCGGCCTGCAAGGCGGCGGCGAGCGAGTGCGAAATGCTGAAAGACAGGAACGGAGACAGCATCGACTATAGCAAGGGCTTGCAGATCATGGAAATGCTGTTCCGCTCGGGGCTTAACGAGCAGCAGCGCACGGCGATGTACGAATATCTGGACGTGCCGAAGAAGATTCGCCATTGGAACCGCGCGCGGGTGGACGAGCAGCTTGCAATCGCACGGAGGAAAGCGACGTAAAGAAAAAGAACCTGTCGGCGGGCCGGCAGGTTCTTTCGCCCCGTGGTGAATTTGCGGAGGCGGCATGATAGGCTCAATGGAGAGCACCATAAAAATAAGGGGGCGTGAAAAATGGATAATGCAAAGCACTACGATGACGCGGCGATCGCGCTGATTGAAAGCAGGTGCAAGAGCAATACGCATCGAATCAATGAGTTGCAGGAGCACCAGACGGCGCTTGACAGGCTGGCAACGTCGGTCGAAGTGCTGGCGACCAAGCAGGAGACCGTTGAGGGCGACGTCAAGGAGATCAAAGAGGACGTGAAAGCCATCACGGGCAAGGCGGGGAAACGTTGGGACAGTCTGGTCGACAAGGCCCTCGCGGCGCTGGCGGGCGCGTTTATCGCGTGGCTGCTGTCGGGTGTAGCCTTATGAAGAAGTGGAGAAAGCGGGATAAGTACGTCATCGCGGCAGTGCTCAACCTCTGCTGGTACTGCATTGCGGTGCTCGTATTGACCGCGCATGACAAGGTAGTGCCGGACAGCCTGACCGTCGCGTGGTTCGCCGCGTGGACGGCAGAACTCGGCCTGCTGGCTGGAATCAAAATCAAGGGAAAGGACGAATAACATGAACGAATTACTGAACAAGAGAATCGCAAACCTTCTCAGCGTGAAGAGCCTTGTGACGATTGCGCTGACGGCGACCTTCTGCGCGCTGACAGTACAGTCGAAGGTGACGCAGGAATTCAACACCGTGTACCTCATGGTCATCGCCTTCTACTTTGGCACGCAGAACGCGGCGGGCAGCGCGAAGGGAGAGTAAAAGCATGGCGAGAGCAGAAGACATCCTTGCCATCGCGCGCAAGGAGATCGGCATGGTGGAGCAGCCGGGCAACCGCCAGAAGTACGGCAAAGCCTACGGCATGGACGGCGTGTACTGGTGTATGCAGTTCGTGTGGTGGTGCTTCCAGCAGGTGGACAAGACGCTCTTCTATGGCGGCGGGAAGACCGCGAGTTGCGGCGAGCTGATGAACTACGCCAAAGCCCACGGCCAATGGGTCACATCCGGCTATCAGCCGGGCGACGTGCTCATCTATGACTTTCCCAACACGAAGGTCAAGACCGATCATACGGGCATCTGCGAGAGCGTGAGCGGGCAGTACGTCACCGCCATCGAGGGCAATACATCCAACGGCAACACCGGCAGTCAGGCCAACGGCGACGGGGTGTACCGTCGCAAGCGCAAACTGTCGCTTGTGCTGGGCGCATACCGCCCAAAGTATGAGGCGAGTTACCGCGAGGTGCTTAAAAAGCGCTCCGGTCTAGCGGATGCGACGATGGACTATCTCGCCGCCTACAAGTACGGCGCGGACCTGATCCGAAAGCTCGCGACGATGAAGTAACCCGGATTTGGAGCGGTCGAAAAAGTAAGGAAGGAGCGGGCGGCGAAAGCCACGCGAAAGCGCTCTGCAACGTCCCAGAAAGGGACATGGACAGTCAGCACAAGCAGATCCGCGCGGAATTATCCGCGATGGCTCCGAAGCGAGCCGTGGCATACGTTTTATCCTTCGAGCTGCCGCCGTCGGAGGCGGCGTGCGTCATTGAATGCGACGTGCGGCAGAAAAGCTGCGTGCAGGTGGCAATGGAGCGAAGCCTGTCTGTTGATGCAGTGAAAAAATACCGGCGGCGCGCATACCAGAAAATTGCATCAGAAGTCTATGAAAAAAGAAACGGCCCCACCGAATAAACGGTGAGGTCATTTCTTTTGTGTAAAAACAGGCCGGGAATGATCTGCAAAATTAAAATATCATGTTTCATGTGAAAAGGCAAGGGGAATCGTTCGACGGGTTTCGACGCACTTTTCATACACTTTACGGACGCTTTTGAGCGCCCGTTTTTTTGTACGATGAAAGCGACAAAAGGAGGTGCGCGCATGGGATATTTCGGCAACCCTTATCAGATGGGGTATAACCCCTATTCAGGATATGCTCCTGCAAGCCCACAGAACGGCGCAGGAGCGATGCAAGGCTTTGCGGGTCAAATTACCCGCGTGAACGGAGAAAACGGCGTGGACGCGCTCAGGATGGCACCGCGCAGTGAACTGATCGCGATGGATATCTCGCGGTCGGATGTGCTGATTGGCTGGTACGTCAAAACGGACGACGCGGGGTACAAGTCGAAAACGCCGTATCTGATGACGCCTTACGAGCCAAAGCCCACGCAGAGCACAGCAAGCCTCACGAGCATCGAAGAGCGCCTGACCAGATTGGAGGGAATCGTCAATGAACAATCCGTTGCTGGAAAGCCTGATGGGAAGCCAAAGGGCGGCAAGGCCGAATAATCCTCTTGCGATGTTGGGAGAATTTCGCAAGTTCGCAAGAGGCATGACGCCTCAGAAAGCGCAGCAGGAGATCGAGCGCCTTTTGCAGTCTGGGCAAATGTCTCAGGAGCAGTTTCAGCAGCTTCAAGAGCAAGCGAAAGAATTCATGCAATTTCTGAAATAAGCCGGTGCGCAACGGTTTATTTATAAAATCTTTCAGGAAGGAGTTTTGACACATGGATAGTGGTATGTCTCTCAGCGATATCGCCGCGGTCACCCGCGGTGCGAACGATGAGAACGGCTGGGGTTCCGGTTGGTTCCTCATTGTCGTGCTCTTCCTCTTCATGTTCGGCTTTGGCGGCAACGGCTGGAACCGCCAGGGCGAGTTTGGACAGTACGCCACGGCTGCGTCGCAACAGGAGATCCTTTTCGGCCAGCAGTTTGGCCAGCTGAACGACCGCCTGACTAACATCGGCAACGGCATCTGCAATCTCGGCTACGAGATGCAGGGCGGCATCGGTCAGCTGGGCAAGGAGGTCGCGCTCGCGCAGAACGGCACGAACATGGCCATCATGCAGACCGGCAACGACATCCAGCGCCAGATGGCAGACTGCTGCTGCACCACGCAGCGCGGTCTTGACGCCATCAACGCCAACATCGACGCTAAATTCGCAGCGCTCGAAAAGAGCCAGCTCGAAGGCCGCATCGCACAGCTTGAGCAGGCCAACAACCAGCTCTATCTGCGCGAGCAGATGTGCGGTGTCGTGCGCTATCCCAGCGGCTACACCTACAGCGCGGGCAACTCCCCGTTCTGTGGCTGCGGCTGCGGAAACGGCAACATTTGACGCCCTATTCGGCGAGGCAAGCGGGGCGGCAACAGCTGCTCCGCTTTTTAATTTTTTAGGAGGGTAAAAATATGAGTAAGTCTGCAATTTACACGACCAACGTCAGCAATCCCACCGTTGCGGTCGGCGGCATCGTGCCGGTCGGCTCGACGACGCGCCGCTATGGCTGCAACATCCGTCAGGACGGCAACGCGATTACACTGTGCGGGCAGGGCTATTACCTTGTCAATGTCAGCGCGACAGTTGCACCCACGGCTGCCGGTACGGTCAGCCTGACCGCACAGAAGGACGGCGTCGCCATCATCGGCGCTACGGCAGCTCAGACGGTCGCAGCAAACGGCGTGGCAAACCTCACTATTACGGCTATTATTCGTAACGCCTGCGGCTGTGACGGCTCTCTTCTGTCGCTGGTACTCGACGGCGTGGCATCGGTCGTCAACAACCTTGCGGTCACGGTCGAAAAACTATGAACGACGATTCGGATGCTCTGCTGCTCGGGATAATTTTGCTGCTATTTGCTGCAGAAAGCGAGGAAGAAAATGAAGCTCATTGAAAAACTGTCGGCGATGGTCGACGAGGAAATTGAGGACGCGATGAAGTACGCGAAATGCGCCCTCGAGTACAAGGATGAATGTCCTGCTCTTGCGAAGACGTTTTACGAGCTTTCCGGCGAAGAGATGCATCACATGACGATGCTCCACGCCGAGGTTGCTGGCGTCATCCAGAAGTACCGGCAGGAGCACGGCGAGCCGCCCGAGGGCATGAAGTGTCTCTATGACTATCTGCACAGGAAGCAGATCGAGAGAGCTGCCGAGGTCAGACGCCTGCAGGACATGTTCCGGGAGTAGACCTGTTAGGGATTTGTTAGCAACCGCGAAGGAATGAAGCGGAATATTGAAGCATTTAATCCTGTATTGTTACATTCGTTCTGCTTTATTGCGTGTTATTGCAACATAATTCCGCAAAGCGCGCGTTCGTGGCTATTTCACACGCAGGAGGTCACTGGTTCGAGTCCAGCAGTCTCCACCAAAAAAGCCTTGAAACTCAACGGTTTCAAGGCTTTTTCTTTTTGCCTGATTCCGGTTTTGTTAGTAACGTGCCTGTAACAGCCGCTACGATCGTATCGGGGTCAATATGGGTGTAAATGTTTGCAGTAGTAGAATAATCTGCATGTCCGAGAACTTTTTGAAGGATTTCTGGCGGAAGACCTTCCTTTACCGCGCGCGTGGCGTAAGTGTGGCGCGTGGCATGAGGGGTCTTTTTTTCTATCCCGAGGCGGGACAGCAAGGGGTAATAATCGCGCTTTCGGTAATTTTCGGGGGAATGCTGGCCCTCATAGCCGGAGAGCAACAGTGGCCCAGTCGCTTTGGATGCGAAATACGCAAAGTAAGGCTTGCCCTCGCCCCGAATCGGAATTACACGGTTACGCCCGGCTTCCGTTTTCTCACCGCCAATCACGTAGGTCTCGTGATAAGATGCGACGGGCAGGGAAAATAGCTCACCGATGCGCATGCCGGTCGATAGAAGCATGAGCACGATCTTCGCTGCGTCGCTGCCGTTGGATTCCAGCTTTTCAATATCTCCATCAGTGAAAATCTCCTTTTCCTTTTTCACGTTTTCGGGAAGTTTGATGTAATGCGCAAAATTTGTCACGCAAATCTCTTCCCGCATGGCCCAGTTTGACATTTGCGTCGCGAGCTGCTTGTATTTCGAAACGGTGGAGTGGGACTTGCTCATATGCTGGTCAATGACCGCTTGGAAATCTGCTGCGCGCAGATCACGAAATTTTTTGTTATGCAGCGGTGCAAAGACATCAAATGCGCGGTCATAAGATTCTACCCCGCTTGAGCCGATCTCGCGGTAGTGCTCCGCTTTCCACGCATCGAACACCTCGGCAAAGGTCATATTGTATCGCTCGTCCAGCGGTTTGCCGGAGAGCCGTTCCAGCGCTTCCAGCGCGTCAGACTTCTTCGGGTAGTATCCGATGATGACCCGATTCTTTGCGGCGACCCACGGGCGCGTTCTTCGTCCTTGCAGCTTATATACCGTGCCGGTTCCGTTGGCGCGCTTGAGCGCCTTGCGCTTTTCCGGCACTTGCTTTTTGCCGCACATAGGACAAAACAGCGCGCCTTCCGGCAACGCTGCTTTACATTTGATGCAATTCGCCATGTCAGCCCCTCCAAAATCCATAATCTATACAATGAAAATCAATGTACACACACCACACAGCGAGAAAAACGATGATGAGGAACATTATAGCAACCACGCCGTTACGGATACGGACGCCGCGCCGCATGATCTCGATCGTGTCCGCTTTTGCATCCACGTGGCGTTCAAGCTCATCGTTGCGTGCTTGCAAGGTTTCCTCGGTCGGCGTCAAGTGTTCGGAAATTCCGAATATTTCGTCAAGGGATATACCGAGCACCTTGCAGATCGGCGCGACGGTGTAAATGGACGGGGCTTTCGACATTTTGGAAAAGAAATTCTGGACGGTGGACAGCGGCACGCCGGAAGCGTCGGAAATATCGTGGTAGGTCAGTTTCAGTTCTTCTTTACGGATTCTACACAGCTCTTGAATGTTCATTTACATCACCTTAACTTTTCCGGTTTTCGTACTTTTGGGGTGCCAAAAGTGGGCCTGTCGAACGCGGTCGAATGCCGTCGTGTTGCAAAGTCTTGGTATTGAAGTGGTAAGGTAAAGCGCGATATGGTCAAAACAAGCAGCGGCGACCGCTCCCCGCTGCTGCCGAAAAGCCCTCGCCGGTGTTGCAGAGGCGGCGAGGGCTTTTTCAAAACTAACTATGGCGCGGATTGCTTCGGCGTTTTGTCAATCTTGCTTACGCTAATCCCAGAATGGCATACCGGGCATCCGCTATATCCAAGCCACTTGCAAAACTCTGTGTTGTGCGATTGATATGTATCTGCTGCTTCGACTACGGGACAATCGTATCTGTGAAAATAGGTTGATCCGGTTACGATATATCCCGTCGAGTAGTAAGTATTAAAGTGATACGATTGCAAATCAGAGAGTTCCGATTTCACACTGGAATTTGCGCTTTTTAGACTGGCTATCGATTGGTCTTTCTCTTTGATTTCGGATGCCAGAGCCTTTTTATCGGAACTCCATCCCGCTGCTTGCCAGACATTCCCAGCGAGGCTCAGCGCAAGAGCGACAACAAGGCCAATCACCAACGCTCGCGGCGCGGCCTTTTTAACCGGCTTTTCAGGGATGACGGCAGGCAGCTCCGGCTCGGATGGGACGGGATCAGGCGAAGCCGGAGCTGCTTGCGCAGGGGTTGCTGGTTGAACCGGCGGATAGTTGTACTTTTCAAAATAGCTTCGATTCCACCAATAGAAAATGCTGCCCCAAAGAATCGCGGGGGAAAAACTGATGTCGTACCCATTAGAAAAATCATAGATGGAAAATGCAAATGCCAAAATAGCTGTGTACCCAATGTGCAGCCATTTTAGAGCCTTTGATGAAATGGGGCCTTTTCGCAACCGCAAGAGAAGAGGCCCTGCGCCATATATGGAAGCAGTCAACGCGAGAGAACCCAATGCAGATGCCACATTAAACTGCATAACATCACTTCCTTATTTTACGCGGAAAACCGAAAGAATCAGGTCTACGATCTTCTTTATTACGCGGCGCTGGTATCGCGCGCGCTTTTCAAAATATTCCGGGTCGTTATACATTCCCATGAAAGCACGCCCTCGTGGTGAAAATGGTTGGTTTATGAGAGATAATAGGTGGAATAACTTGAACGGAGGATACATAGATGAAAGACATCGACAGCGAAATCTTACAGGCGTTTCGCGATCTCAGCGATGAACAAAAACGGATCATTCTTGATTCTTTAGCGCCTGCAACTGTGCCAGCAGCATCTTCTTTTGATCGTCCGTAAGCGCGCGGACATATTCCATCAGCTGAGATTCCATCGGGGAAAGGCCGTCGCCCTTCGGGGCTGCGGCTTCTTTTTCTGCGCAGTCGTCCCCTATTAGATCGGCAACAGTCACGTGGAAATAGTTTGCCAATTTTTCCCGAGTAGTATCATTTGGCATTTTCCCCTTTTTCCATCCGGTCGCAGCAGCATTTGAAAGGCCGATTGCTTTGGCTACACCTGATGGGTTCAGACCGTTTTTAGTGCAGAGGGATACGAAATTTTTGTAAAAAGCAGTTAATTCCATAGGACGTTTTTGAACAGATCGACGAAGATAGAAAAGTTAGCAATTTTGCCTTGACTTCTAACTATTCTAACCGTATAATTTGGACGTGGAGTTGAAAAAGGGAACATAAAACCAGACCCCGACGATTTATTCGTCCGTGTCAAGCTCTTATGTGGTTCGGCTATCTGCATAATAGCACGGTTAGTTAACTTATGCAACCCCAAATTTGACTGCGGCAGGGAAAGAAAACCGCCCCGATGCGTGAGCATCAAGGCGGCTGCGGGGCGAAAATGTGCGAGTAGCTTCATCTTTTCTCCTGTTAGCTGACCTACTTTCGCCGGTTAGCTAAGGCGATGGCGGCAAGAGAACGAACGTCCTTGTCCTCGTGATGCATCAACTTGCCAGCAAGCGACGCGAGCTCGGACGAAGTATGTGCTGCGTTTCTCATGCGATCACCCCCTTTTATGGAGATAACCCCGCGAAAGCAGTATAGCAAACTTCCCTGCCACAGTCAACAAAATTAACAGAATGAAAAGGGAGGAATGGCTTTGCTTGAAGCATGGACTGGCCGTGCAGTCGGAAAGATGCACACCAACCGCATTTCGTTTGAAGAAGTCGCGGCTGAGATGGGTGTGACAAGAGCCTATATCAGCATGATCTTGAACGGAAGGCGCAAGCCGCCCGATGCGCGAAAGCGAGTGGAGGGCGCAATCGACGCGATCATTAAACGACGCGCCGAGGATAAGGAGGACACATGAACGAGCTAATCAAGATCACTTACAACAATGACCGCCCTGCGGTCTCTGCGCGAGACCTGCACGATTTTCTCGAAGTGAAGACGGCTTATAAAGACTGGTTCCCGAGAATGTGCGAGTATGGGTTCACCGAGGGCGAAGACTTCTGCTCATTTTTGAGCGAAAGTACCGGAGGCCGCCCCGCGCAGGACGCAGTGCTCACCATCGACATGGCGAAAGAGCTTTGCATGATCCAGCGCAATGAAAAGGGCAAGCAGGCCCGCCAGTATTTTCTTCAAATTGAAAAGAACTGGAACAGCCCGGAGAAAGTCATGGCCCGCGCGCTGCAAATCGCAGGGGACAAGCTCAAGCGGCTTGAAAACAAGGTCGAGGCCGACGTGCCAAAGGTGCTTTTTGCCGATGCGGTCAGCGCAAGCAAGACTTCGATCCTCGTCGGCGAGCTGGCGAAGCTGCTGAAACAAAACGGCGTTGACATCGGGCAGCACCGGCTGTTCCGCTGGATGCGCGAAAACGGCTATCTGATTCGTCGAAACAGCACGGACTTCAATATGCCAACGCAAAAATCAATGGACTTGGGGCTTTTCACCGTTAAGGAAACGGCGATCACACATTCTGACGGCACGGTGACGGTGAGCAAGACCACGAAAGTCACCGGCAAAGGCCAGCAGTATTTCATTCAGAAGTTTCTTGGAGAGGAAGGAGCACGCAAATGAAGACGATACAGACGATGGACTTGAACGAGTGCGCGGCGTATCTGAGAGAACACGGGCTGAGCATTTCGAACGAATCTCTGGCAGCCGGACTTGAGCAGCGCGTTTACCCATTCGGCGTGTGCATCCGCGGCGGCAAGCGCAGGATCTTCCAAATCTATACTCGCCTCGTGAACGAGTGGATCTCGGAACGCGAGGTGGAGGCATGATCGACACGTTGTTTTTCGGCGGTATCGCCGCTGCGGTGATCGCGCTCAACGGCTGCGACTTTACGACGGGCCTTGCCGTCATCGGCGCGTGCGCAGTGGGCAAGGGGCTGTATGATCTGCTGCCGTTTATCGACAGGGGGTGCAGACGGTGAGACGGCACGACAAGCGCACGAGAGAGCAGCGCAAGGCCGATGAATCGGCGCTGTTTGCGGCGGCGTGTCTGGGGGCGACGATTGTCTTGATCGCGATCTCAATCCTCGCCACCAGCGCGCAGGCGGTCGATGCGGAACCGGAAGAAGCCATCAGCGCAGAAGAGTATGACCCCGCGTGGGATATTCCCGCGACCGAAAGCGCAGTGTGCAACGACGTGTTTCTCGGCGAGTTTACGCTCACGGCTTATTGCCCCGGTCGCTGCTGCTGCGGCAAGTGGGCAAGCGGCTACACCGCGACCGGCGCGCTGGCGACCGAGGGACGCTCGATCGCAGTTGACCCGAAGGTGATCCCCTACGGGACGCACGTTCTGCTGATCTGGCCGGACGGCACGCAGCGCAGTTATGTTGCGGAGGACTGCGGCAGCGGCGTAAACGGCAACCACATCGACGTGTTTTTCAACGACCATCAGGCGGCGCGCGTCTTCGGCGTGCAGAGCGCGATGGTGTATTTGGAGGCGGAGGAATGATCTATCGCTGCATGTGCTGTCACCTCATTTTTGACGAGCCGGACGTTATGCGGCGGCGCGAAAATCTTGACGGAGAGCACGGCTATGTCCTCGTGACGGAAAAGTTCTGCCCGGACTGCGGTGCAGAGGAAGCCTATTTCGAAAACTACAGAGGAGACGAAGATGAAGATGCAGAAAATATCGACGCGCGGCATGAGCCGCGAAGAATGGCTTGAAGAGCGGCGAAAGAGCCTCGGCGGCAGCGACATGGGCGCTGTGCTGGGCCTGAATAAATACCGCTCGCCCTATACGGTGTGGGCGGAGAAGACCGGCAGGATCGGCGAAGAGCCTGAGAATGAGGCGATGCGAATCGGGAGAGACCTCGAGGGCTACGTCGCAACTCGATTCGAGATAAAAACAGGGTTGCGTGTCCGCAAGGTGAACTACATCCTGCGTAACAATGAGGCTCCGTGCCTACATGCGAACATTGACCGTATGGTGTTACCGGCTGGTTGGCACGCGGGCCTTGAATGCAAGACCGCGAATGCGCTGAACATGAAGCGCTATGCAGTTGGCGAATTCCCCGAGAGCTATTACGCGCAGTGCGTGACATATCTCGCCGTGACGGGCTGGGAGCGCTGGTTCTTGGCGGCGCTGGTGCTGGGCAAGGGCTTTTATTGCTACCAGATCACGACCGTCCCCGATGACTATGTTCCCGGATGGTGCGAGAGCAGCGTGTATGTCAGCCCGGACGAGATCGAGGCGCTGAAACGCTGTGCCGCGGACTTCTGGCACGACTACGTGGAGGCTGACAGCCCGCCGCCGATGGACGGTATGGAGAGCACGACGGAGACGATCACGAGCATCTACGAGGGAGGCGGCGGTGAAGTCGAGCTGTTCGGTCTCGAGAGGCTTGTCGAGCAGTACCAATATCTGATGAGCCGCAAGAATGCCATCGAGAAGAGCGCGGACACCATCAAGCAGCAGCTCATGAACGACCTTGGTGACAATGAGCGCGGATACTGCGGGCGATTCACGGTCGACTGGAAGGGGCAGAGCCGCCAGACGTTCGACGCGAGGGCGTTTGCGAAGGATCACCCCGAAATGGACTTGAGCGGCTACTACAAAACGACAAATTTCCGCAAATTTGCGGTGAAGGAGGACAAAGAAAGATGAAGGAAGGATTGATTCAGAACGCGCAGGGCGCACAGGCTGTCAAGGCAGGAAAGCCGACGATGCAGCAGTACATCAAGCAGATGGAGGGTGAGATCGCCAAGGCGCTACCGAGCGTCATCACGCCGGAACGCTTCACGCGCATCACGCTTTCTGCTCTGAGCGCAAACAAGCAGCTCGCGCAGACGACGCCGCAGAGCTTCCTCGGCGCGATGATGACGGCAGCACAGCTCGGCATGGAGCCGAACACGCCGCTTGGGCAGGCGTACCTGATCCCGTACCGCAACCACGGCCAGCTGGAATGCCAATTCCAACTGGGATATAAGGGGCTTATTGACCTTGCGTACCGCAGCGGTGAGGTCAGCATCATTCAAGCGCAGGTCGTTTACGAAAACGACGAGTTTGAATATTCCTTCGGCCTTGAGCCGAAGCTCAACCACAAGCCCGCCTGCGGCGAGCGCGGCGAGCCGAAGTTCATCTACGCGATGTTCCGCACAAAGGACGGCGGCTTCGGCTACGACGTGATGAGCGTTGAGGACGTTCGCAACCACGCGAAGCGCTTTTCCAAGGCCTACAGCAACGGACCGTGGCAAACGAATTTCGAGGAGATGGCGAAGAAGACTGTGCTCAAGCGCGTGCTCAAGTATGCGCCGCTCAAGAGTGACTTTGTTCGCGCGGTGGCGCAGGACGAGACCATCAAAACGAAAATCAGCGAGGACATGTATTCCGTAAGCGATGACACGGTCATCGAGGCGGAGAACTACACCGTGGATGAGACGACCGGCGAGGTCATCGAAAGCGATGGTGACGCACAGTGAGCATGAATCGCGTGTGCCTGATGGGACGCATCGGGCGTGACTTGGAGCTGAAAAAGACGAACAGCGGCGTATCCGTTGTGTCGTTCCCTCTTGCCGTTGATCGCAACGGCAAAGAGGGCGGCACAGACTGGATCGACGTTGTCGCATGGCGCGGCACGGCGGAGGTGCTCTGCAACTACGCCGATAAGGGTCGCATGATCGGCGTCGAGGGGCGCTTGCAGATGCGCGACTGGACGGACAAGAACGGCAACAAGCGCAGGAGCTGCGAGGTGCAGGCTGACAGCGTGTATTTCGCAGACAACAGGCGCGCGGAGGATAACAACACCGCCGCACCGCAATACGCCACAGAGAGCGCCGCAGGCGGCTTTGCAGAGGTCAGCGAGGACGAATCCGAGCTACCGTTTTAAGGCGGTGACGGTATGGGAGCTGCATCTGCAAGGTGCTATGTAAAGGCATATTACGACTGGATCGAGCAAACAGCAGCACTGGAAGATGACGAAAAAGGCCGTCTGTTTGTTGCGATTTTAGAATATGCCAGGTCGGGTGAAATTCCAGACAACCTCGGGAGAGAATCCCTTTTATTTCCGGTATTTAAGTCGGTCGTTGACCGTGACGCTCAAAAATCTGATGCGCTGGCTCAGAATGGAGCGGCTGGCGGCAGAGCACCAAAAGCAAATGCAAGCAAATGTAAGCAAACGCAAGCAAATGCAAGCAAATGTAAGCCTACTAATAACATAAGACATAAGACAGAAGACGAAGAACATAAGACAGAAAACGATATACCCTCTAAATCCCCCTCTACGAGGGACGCATTCGAGCGTTTTTGGTCAGTTTACCCGCGAAAAATCGGGAAACAGTCTGCTAAGAGAGCTTTCGAGCGGGTCAAAGTCCCACTCGAAACACTTGTGACCGCAGTGGAGCGGCAGAAGTGCAGCGACCAATGGACGCAGAACAACGGGCAGTTTATTCCACACCCCGCTACATGGCTGAATCAAGGCCGGTGGGACGATGAGCTACCCGAGAGCGGCAGAGGGTATCACTACGACTACGGCAACACGGAGGGGAGCCTATGAACGTTGACGCATTGATCGACAGCATCGCGAAAAAGGCCGAGCCTGTGCGTGATCTGGTCGACTACGAGAAAGACGGGCTGCTGTACTGCGGCCATTGCAACACGCCGAAGCAGTGCCGGATCCCCATCGGTGGGACCGTCCGCCTTGTCGGCTGTCAGTGCGCTTGCGCGGCGCGAGAGTACGAAGCGGAGAAGAAAGCACGCGCTGACCGCGAGAAGCGACTACGCATCGAAACGCTGCGTGCTGACGGAATCCGCGACAAGAGCCTGACGGCGTGCCGGTTCGACAAGGCGACGATGAGTGACGAGATCGTCAAATGCAAACGCTATGCCGACGCATGGGACGATATGCGGCGCGAGAACAATGGGCTTCTGCTGTGGGGCAACACCGGCAACGGGAAGACCTTCGCGGCGGCGTGTATCGCCAACGAGCTGATTGACCGCGGGATCCCGGCGATGATTACGAGCTTCCCGCGAATCCTCAACGCGGGATACGACAAGAAAGAAATCGTCGAGCAGGTGCACTATTACCCGCTGATGGTGATCGATGATCTCGGCGCAGAGCGCAGAAGTGAGTACGCAATGGAGACGGTTTACACGGTCATTGACGAGCGATACAAGGCCAAGAAGCCGCTGATCGTCACCACAAACCTGACGCTTGACGAGCTGTGTAGGCCGAAAGACATGACCTATCAGCGCATCTATGACCGCATCCTCGAGATGTGCACGCCGCTGGTATTCAAGGGCAATAGCATGAGACGCGACAAGGCAAATCAGCGCATGAGGCACGTCAAATCGGTGTTGGCAGGCGGTGCGCCGTGAGCGGGTATCGCGGGGGCATTTTCAAGTGCCCGTTTTACTCGCGGGACTACCGCGACTATCTCAACTGCGAGGGTGCGCAAGTCAAGTTGCCGAAAGAAGAGCTGGACGAATACACGCGGCGCTACTGCGCCAACGAAGAATGGCGGCGTTGCCCGATCGCCCGGGCGCTGACGCTGCACTACGAAAGGACGGAGAACCGATGAGCGAAAGAAACAGAGACAAGATCAAGAAACTCAAACACGAGATTGGCCGCTACGAAAAGCGCTGCGGCGACCTGATGAAGCTGAACGCGCAGCTTTCCAAGCGCGCCAGCGGCGTTGCCGAGATCAGCATTGCAACCGACGCGCTGCTTGCGCAGGTGGCGATTGCCTACGGCGAGGACGCAGTAGACCCCGATACGGGGGCGGTCATCGGCAAACGCCTGATGCTGCCGAAATTCGACGTGCGGAAGGTCTACCAGCAGTACGAAGTGCATGCCAGAAGGGATGGCGAAAACTACATCATCGGCGTCGGGTTGCGTGACGATCCTGCGGACGGCAAGCGGGAAACTGCCGGGAATGCCACTGAGAGCGCGCAGGAGCGTTTGGGATTCGAAAAACGTGAAATGACACCACCGGAGGATAAAAACGCGCAGAGCGCGTCTCAGGGCGATTTGCAGGAGGCTAACGATGGCGCTGACATCGGCTGACCTTGCGAGGCTGGGTCCTGCGGCACAGAAGCAGGTGCTTGACAAGCTGGCAGGCGCGCAGAAGCCGAAAAAAAGCAAATACGGAAACCGCAAGGTCGTGTGCGACGGAATCAAGTTTGATTCCGAGCGTGAGGCGGCGCGGTTCGGCGAGCTGAAAGTGCTGCGAGCGATGGGCAAGATTCGCGATTTGCGGTTGCAAGTCAATTTCACACTCGTTGAAGGCTACACAACCATCGAGGGTGAGAGAATCAATCCGATGGTCTACCGTGCGGATTTTGTTTACGAGCGGGCGACCGACCCGGACTGCAACGGCACTGTGCACTGGCTGCGCGAGGTCGAGGACGCAAAGGGCGCGAAAACGAAAGACTATCTGCTGAAAAAGAAACTGATGCAGGACAAGTACGGCATCATGATCCGCGAGGTGTGAGATGAGCTTTGAGCATTGCCACTTCTGCAAGCCGCCAATGCGGCACGTAGGCTGTCACGGCGATTGCCCGTACTATCAGGCGGATATCGCCAAGTACACCGAGGCGAAGGAAGAAGAAGCGCGCCAAACGCAGGAACGCGGTGCCTATTGGGGCGCGCGGCAGTTTAAGACGAGGCGCTATCAACGAACGAAATGAGGGAGCGAAAAGATGTTGACAGAAAAAGAGTTGGGCGAACGGCTCAAAAACGTTCGCGAAGTGCGCCGCATCAGTCAGTTTCGGCTTGGCGAAATGGCGGAATGCGAGGGAAGAAGATGAAGCACCTCGGCGATATTACAAAGATCAACGGCGCGGAGATCGAAGTCGTGGACGTTATCACGGGCGGCTCACCGTGCCAGGATTTGAGCATTGCAGGAAAACGCGCTGGATTGGCCGGCGCAAGAAGCGGATTGTTCATGGAACAGGTCCGCATCGTAAAGGAGATGAGAGAACGTGACAGAAAGAACGGACGGACAGGTGACATGGTCAGACCTCGGTTTATGGTCTGGGAAAACGTGCCCGGAGCATTCTCAAGCAACAAAGGGAGAGACTTCGCGGCAGTCCTCGAAGAGATCATCCACATCGCAGAACCGGAAGCCCCCGATATTGAAGTGCCTGAAAAGGGTTGGAACACCTGGGGGGGCTACCACGATGAAGTGGGAGGACGATGGAGCGTGGCTTGGCGAGTGCATGACGCGC